TTTACCCACAGCCGAAAAAGTGTGGTATACTAATAGTATGATACGCAATGGTGCGATCATAAAACGATAACGGAGATTATTCCATGGCAGTAGTAGAAGGCATTGTAAACTTCAGCAACATCACTCAGCACGACGTGTTCAACGGTCAAGACACCGGGCAGTACTCCCTGACGATTACGTTGGACGAGGACGACGCTTCGACGTTGGCCGCTAGTGGTGTCAAGATCAAGGACTACCAAGGCAGTAAGCAACGGAAGTTCAAGTCGAAGTTTAACATCCGTACCATTGATGCGGACGGCAACCCCTATCAGGGTGAAGTCCCCTACAATTCAAAGGTACGCCTGAAGTACAAGTTAGGTGACGCACATCCAGTACACGGTGTGTCTACCTACCTTGAAGCAATCAAGGTCCTTGAAGAAGCTGAAGTAGCGGCATTTGACGACGACTTTTAATGTCTAAGTTTCTTCGTCACGAAGGGTGTCCGGAGTGCGGTTCTTCGGACGCCCTTGCGATCTACGAGGACGGCGGTAAGCATTGTTTTGCCGCCGGTTGCACCCATCATGTCAACGGAGGTACAGTGGAAGAACCAAAGACTGTCAATGCCAAGCCTCTTCAGATGTTTGGCGTAGTCAGTAACATACCCCAACGACGCATATCCAAGGAAACATGCGCTCGCTTTGGGGTCACAGTTGAGTACTCCAGTGAGGGTCAGGTAGAGAAACACTACTACCCTTACTACGAAGTAGACTCAAAAGAGATCGTAGCCGCCAAGGTCAGGCACGTTAAGACAAAGAACTTCCACGCCACTGGTGACATGACCAAGGCTGGTTTCTTTGGACAACAACAGTGCACGTCCAACAAGTTCCTGACGATTACTGAAGGAGAGTTGGACGCCTTGGCTGTCTACGAGATGCTAGGCAAGACAGCGTATGACGTAGTGTCGTTACGCAACGGTGCTTCCAATGCAGTGAAGGAACTGAAGCAACAGCTGGAGTGGCTAGAGAGCTACGACAAGGTGGTGCTGTGTTTCGACAACGACAAGGCCGGGGAAGCCGCTCTGGAGCAAGTGAAGGACCTGTTCAGTCCTAACAAGCTGAAAATCTGTAAGCTGCCTACAAAGGACGCTTCGGACATGCTGATGGCGAACAACGTCAAGGACTTCACAAAGCTCTGGTGGAACGCCAAGGTTTACCAACCTGACGGCATCGTCGCTGGTACTGACACTTGGGGTACTCTGGTCGAGAAGCGCAAGGTCAAGTCCACCCCGTACCCTTGGGAGGGCTTGAATCATATTACCAGAGGACATAGACCTTATGAACTGGTCACGATCACTAGCGGTAGTGGTATGGGCAAATCCCAGTTTATTCGGGAGATCGAATACGACCTTCTACGCCGATGCGAGGGCAATATTGGCGTCTTGGCCCTTGAGGAGGATTTGGCCCGAACAACGCTTGGTATCATGTCGGTGGCGGCGAACAGACCCCTTCACTTGGAAGAGGACACGCCAGTGGACGAGCTTCGGCCCTTCTGGGAATCCACACTGGGAACAGGACGTTACTACCTTTTCGACCACTGGGGGTCAACTTCAGCAGATAACCTGCTCTCCCGTGTTCGCTACATGGCAAAAGCCCTTGACTGCCGGTACGTCATACTGGACCACCTGTCCATCGTCGTGTCTTCCCAAGAGTCCGGAGACGAGCGAAAAGCCATTGACGAGATTATGACGAAGCTCAGGACGCTAGTGGCAGAGACAGGCATCACTCTGTTTCTCGTGTCACACTTGCGTCGGTCACAGGGCAGAGCCCACGAGGACGGTGCACAGATCAGCTTGGGTGAGTTGCGTGGTTCACAGGCGATTGCTCAGCTGTCCGACATCGTAATCGGCATGGAGAGGGACCAGCAACACGCCAACGAAGACATCAGGAATACGACCACCGTACGTGTCCTGAAGAATCGTTACACTGGCGAAACTGGACCCGCTTGCTGGCTTGCGTATGACCGGGGAACCGGACGTTTGACTGAAGTGGCTAATCCTGAAATAGGGGACGATTTTTGATCTATCTGGATCTTGAAGCTGACGGCCTGAACCCAACGACGATTTGGTGCGTTGTTACCCGCTACAACGGGGTAAACACCGTCCATACACGTCCAGATACGCTACGAGAGGCTCTGGCTGGCTCTCTGAGCGTCGTTGGACACAATCTAATAGGGTACGACCTACCTGTCTTAGAACGTCTCTGGGGGCTTTCTGTGGCTCCTGAGAGGGTCATAGATACGCTGGTTTTGTCCCGTCTTTTCGACCCTAGCAAGTCTGGTGGACACTCTTTGCGGAACTGGGGAGAGGAACTTGGCTTCCCGAAAGGGGACCACGACGACTGGACCTGTCTGTCTCCTGAGATGATCGACTACTGCATGAGGGACGTTGAGGTGACTGAAGCTGTACACAAGAAGCTTGTCACCGATATGTCTGAGTTTTCACAGCAGTCCATCGAACTGGAGCATAAGGTGCAGTACGTAGTCCAGCAACAGGAGCGCAATGGCTGGGTACTGGACCAAGGGTTAGCAAGGGAGCTTTGTGCAACATTCAAGGAGCGCATGAATGAAATTGAAGCGGATCTGCAGGCGATTTTCCCGCCGATCATTGAGCAACGCTACTCAGAAAAAACAGGTAAGCGTCTCAAAGATAAGGTCACTGTCTTTAATGTCGGCTCACGGCAACAGGTGGCCGACAGGCTTACGGCTAAGGGTGCTGTTTGGACGGAACTCACTCCGACAGGCAAACCAATGGTTGATGAGAAGACGCTTAAAGAGAATAGTCATGTTCCCGAAGCGGAACAAGTACTTGAGTACCTCTTGCTTCAAAAACGATACGCACAAGTAAATTCGTGGTTGGAGCATGTGGAGGATGACGGTAGGGTCCATGGTCGTGTAATCAGTAACGGTGCTGTGACTGGACGGATGACACACCAAAGCCCTAACATGGCTCAGGTTCCAGCAGGCCATAGCCTGTATGGACATGAGTGTCGCTCTTGCTGGACTGTGCCTCAACAAAGAAAGTTAGTCGGGTTCGACGCCAGTGGCCTAGAGCTACGTATGTTGGCCCATTACATGAATGACGAGGAGTTTACTAATGTCCTACTTAGAGAAGACATTCATACCAGAAATCAACAGGCTGCGGGACTTGAAACAAGACCTCAAGCAAAGACTTTCATCTACGCTTTCCTCTACGGAGCAGGAGACGCTAAAATCGGAACTATCGTCGGAGGAACTGCGAGAGACGGCAGAACTCTTAAACAACGATTTTTACGAAATACACCTGCTCTTGAAAGTCTTAGAGAACGCACTGCTAGAGCAGCTGGGCGTGGTTATCTTACAGGACTCGACGGAAGGCGTCTTAGAGTTAGATCCGAACACTCTGCACTAAACACCTTACTACAGGCGGCTGGTGCTATAGTGATGAAGCAGGCTTTGGTTACTCTTGATGATTACGCAAAGCTTTGGAACATTAACTACAAATTCGTAGGGAACATCCATGACGAAGTACAATCGGAGGTGGCTGCTGAACAAGCAGAGAAGTTCGGCTGGCTCGCAGTGGAGTGCCTCAAGGCGGCTGGCATTTCTTTTGAACTCAGATGCCCACTCGACGGAGAATACAAAGTCGGTTCAACGTGGGCGGAGACACACTGATGAATAGGAACCGAAAGGGAGACTTTGCTGAGTTCTATGCTGTGACGTGGCTGTGGGACAACGGCTACGAAGTTTTCTTGAATGCAGGCTGTACCGGGGCTGTTGACATGATTGCAATGAAGGACGGAAAGACAGTCTTAGTCGACGTCAAAACAGCAGTCTATGATGCAACAGTAGACCGGTGTACCCAAAGGAGGGTCAGGACTGACGAACAAAAGAAATTAGGCGTAGTATTTTTATCATTTGATCCTGACACAAGAAAACTGAGATGGGTGGAGCATAGAGAATGAAGAGCATATACACACTGGTAGACGACATCTACAAGCTGGTGAAGACAAAGAGAGTAGCCAAAGACGTAGACATCGAAAAGTGCATCGACGATTTTGGCGAGTCCGTAAAGGACCTTATGCGAAAAGAGTTTGTCAACGGAGGTCCACGGGACTACCGTAAACTACGCATGTCCAACATTGGTCGTAAAGACAGGTTCCTCTGGAATCACTACAACAATGTTGAAAAGCACGACGACATGCAACCACACACGCTCGTCAAGTTTCTTTACGGGCATCTCATCGAAGAACTCCTGCTATTCTTAACGAGGGCATCAGGGCATGAAGTTACAGCAGAACAAAAGCAGTGTGAAGTCAGTGGTATTACAGGCTCTATGGACTGCAAAATTGACGGTGTGGTCACTGATGTTAAGTCTGTGTCCAGTTATGGGTTTAAGAAATTCAAGGACGGAAGTTTGGCTTATGATGACCCGTTTGGATACGTTGCTCAAATTAAAGGTTATGCAGAAGCAGAAGGGCAGACTACCTTCGGCTGGTTAGCCATGGACAAGCAGAACGGTCACCTGACTTATCTGATGTACGATCAGGAGGACACACAGGCTCCTGTGCACGAGAAGATTGGCTTCGACATCACAGACCGGATTGAACATGTCCAAACCATGGTGCTACAGTCAGAGCCCCCTGAGCATTGTTACCAGCCCAAAGACGACGGCAAGAGTGGTAACAAGAAGCTCGACATAGGTTGTTCCTACTGTGCATACAAGAAAAGCTGTTGGCCCGGACTACGTGCCTTCTCTTACTCAACAGGCCCAAGATTTTTAACGGAGGTAGTCAATGAGCCGAAAGTCCAAGAGATCCCGCTTTAGAAGTACGTTTGAGCAGGACGTTGCCCAGATACTACAGGGGTTTGACTATGAGCCGTTTACAGTGCCCTACACAATCTCCCGTAGTTATCGACCTGATTTCGTCCATGCTGCTTCCGGGGTCCTTGTGGAGTGCAAGGGCTTCTTCCGGGAGGGAGACACCAAGAAGTACACCAGTATCAGGGACAGTTTGCCAAAGGGACAGGAGTTAGTTTTCGTTTTGATGCAGCCCAACAAAAAAATACGAAAAGGTGCCAAAATGACTATGGCAGAATGGTGTGACAAAGAAGGAATTTTATGGTATAATATAGAAACACTGGAGGAGTTAATCAGTTATGTCTCTGACGCTAGAAGAAATTAAGGAACGCTTGCTTCATCTGTACGACCCGGATGACCTGATAGAGTCTTTAAGGATTACTTCAGAGGACATACTGGACAGGTTCGAAGACAGGCTACTACGTAAATTAGAAGATTTTCAAGAAGAACTGGAGGAAGTAAATGAGTATTGATGAAGCTACCCCGCAAGATTGGGACAATACTTCAAAAACAACTTACGCTATCAACCCAGTAACCAAGCCAGCACATTACAACAAAGGGGGCATTGAGGCGATAGACTACATCAAACAACAGTTAGGAACGGGGTTTGGTGACTATTGTTCTGGTAATGTAATGAAGTACCTCCACCGGTATAAATACAAGAATGGCATAGAAGACCTAAGGAAGGCACGGCAGTATTTAGATTGGTTAATAGAGGACATGGTTAATGAAGGTTATTGAAGGCAAGTTTGGAGGTAAGACTAAAAACA